TTATATAGGGTAGTTGGCTGTAAGGACTTCTACACGCTTTTTTCCTATGCTGTTACTACTTCCTAAATGTAAGGAGACTTCCTTTTGATACCAACCGTGCTGCTGGGTGTATTTAGAGAGTTCCTCGTTATGGTAGGAACTAAGTAGAAACTTGCCCTTTACAGTGACTAAGGTTGCTAATAACTCATTAAAATGCTCTTGTTCATAACCTCCGTAGTGTCCTTGCTTGGCTCCTACGTATGGAGGATCTACGTAGTGAAAGGTGTCGGGTGTATCACGTAGAGCAATAACCTCAGTAGCATCATTGTTTTCTATTTGTACGCCATGCAAACGGTCGGAATATACTTCTGTAAAAGTGTCTACTTTGTTGTGTAGGCAAATGGCATTCTTACCATTGGTAGTAATACGACAGTTACCTACTTGACAGGAGAAGCCACAATTAGTAGTATACCAAAAAGCCCAAGCACGATGTACTTCACTGAAAGCAAAAGGAGAATGATATATCACTAAGGCTGATTTATAGGCTTCTCGGCTAACGATAGAGCTTTCTATAAGTGTTTTTAGCGCGGTAAAATTACTTTGTAGAACTTTGTAAAATGTGTAAACGTTGGCATTGAAGTCATTAATAACTTCTACTTGTGCTTTCTCTTTTGCCCAAAATACAGCACCGCCACCAAAAAAGGCTTCTGTATATACTTTATGAGGTGGAATGAGAGGCAAAATATAGGGTAACATTGTTTGCTTGCCTCCATAGTAGGATATTGGCGTACGTTGCCAAACATTAGATGTTGATTTCATTTTGTATTACGAATTTATGAATTTTGGTAGTTTGAAAAATAGTTGTACTTTTGCAACTCCTACGGTAATAAGCATAAAAACCCACAATCAGAAGACTTTCGTCCTCCAACTGTGGGCTTTTGTGCTTAATTAAATTACCGTAGGAAGTTATTTAATTTGGTTGGAGGACATTTTTTATACTGCTATCCTCCTATTTTAGCAGTGTTTAAACTTCATTTAAAAGCTGTTTAAATTCTTATTAAATCTTCCACCGAAACGGCTTAAACTTCCAAATGATAAATACTAACACGGCAATAAGCAAGAGCCAAAGAGTGTGCCTTATGGGGCTACTTTTGACTTGTTTATCCACTTGCTTAACTTGAGTGTATGCGTGTTTTTGTTCTTCGGCTTTAGTTCTTGTGTATGAATTATTATAAAGGGTACTATCAGCCTGCTGTAGGCTCTTAGAATGGGTGCTTGTAGCTCGTAGCTTAACCTTTCCATTGAGTACTCTTATAACTTCATTATCGCCATCACGAATGCGGGTGTAGATGAGTTCACGGGGGTTGCCTACACTATCAGTGAGGGTTTCTAATTCGAGCTCGTAATTCTCTTGGGAGTTGTGGGAGAATTGGGAGCTGTGGGAGTTGTAGGCAAAGAGTTGGGTACTATCCTTATACTTTATAATACGCTCTTTTTGAATTTGCTTTTGCTCGGTAGTGGTAACCTTGCGGGTGCGGCAGCCTACTAAAGCGAGGAACGCCAATAATAATAGGGTTAATTTTCTCATTTGCTAATTGATTTATGTGGGTGAATTGCCATTCACCCCTAAAGGTTTTTGTATTCGTCTTTTGCGTTGAAGCAAGGGCAGGCTTTAGCGACACCAGCGAAGTCTCGGTGTCCTAAAATATCGGCTTGTGGGTACAAAGCCTTTAACTCTTTTAAAAGTTTCTTTAAGGCTTCTTTCTGTGCCGCTGTACGGGTGTCTTTGGGTTGGAGGGTATTTTTATCTATCCCTCCAATGTAACATATACCTATACTATCCTTATTGTGGTTGGTTACGTGGGAAGGAATTTTATTGACGTCTCTGCCCTCTTCAACCGTGCCGTCAAGGCGTACGATGTAGTTGTAACCTATCTCATTAAAGCCGCGTTGGCGATGCCATAGATCGATGTCTTTGGCGGTGTGGTCTCTGCCCTCTGGTGTAGCGGAGCAGTGAACGACAAGGTAGTGAATGGTGCGTGTGCTTTTTTTCATCGTTTGTTATCGTTTTGTTATTCTTAAGGTGATTAAATCGTTTGTGTGATATACTTTAGAGGTTTCTGTTGTAGTTTCAAGAGTAAATGGGTACTTATCGGTGTTTTGTTTATCGTATCTGATTACATCTTTACCTTCATATAACCATTTTGTTTGTCCTACGTATTCGTAGAAATAAGGGCAATTCTTAAATAGAAAATCTGAAGTAAAATCGCTATTTATTTCTCCTAACAATTTAAAGGTAAGTTCAATTTCTTTTACTACACCCTTTTCTAAGATAGCTTCTATTGTTTGTATATTAGAATGCACCGTTTCTTCATATCCATCTCCTTTGTAATCCCAAGCTGAAAAGCGTATGTTTTCGATATTAGCACTCAACTCATTGTATAGAGTTCTCATATCTATAGGTTTTTTATTTTGTGAGCCCCATTGTAAAAATTGAATTGCATTCATAGCTTCTGAATATATTTAATGAGTGGATACGGGGTGAGGCTCGCAACAATATCCCACCAGTCGATGAAGGTACGCTTGATATACTTGTCGTACAACTCTTTGGCGATTCCAACCAACAACACAACACCGATAGCCATAGCTAAGGCTGCCCATAGTGAGTAGAGTAGGTAAGCGGTTATAAAGGCTACAACAAATATTGTGTTACCTACCATAGAATGGAGCAGTTTGTCACTGCCTTTAAGTTTTTGAATGATTTTATTTTTCATAGCTAAATGTTTCTTATATCAATGTAACAATCATTACCACATCTTGATATTACAGCGGTAGAACCTTTCTTACCATTAAATTGATTATCAGTAGTATAAATAATATTTTTTCCATTACAAGAAAAAGAAACAACACCACTATCAAAAACTTTCCTAAATGATACACTACTTAAGTCATCAATTGTATTAAGTTCAATATTACAAGGTACTGTTACAAAAAGAGTTTGATTTTGATGTTCTTTTTGTAATGTCGTGTTTTGAGTGCACTCTACTCCTGCTCTTAAAATATCGTCATACCAAGCTAAATCTTCAGGTGCTGGTGACCAATCAGTTGCAATGTTTCCTTTTTCGAGTTTAACATTTCGTATCCAGAGTTTAGAGGTTACATCACCTGTATCACTCCCATTGTTATCAATACGTATAGAGCCTTTTGTACTTAAATTGGTGTCAGTAGTGAATGTAAGTGTCTCTCTTTTCCATTCTCCATTAGTATTTGGGATTTTCTTATTAGGTGCTTGAGAAAAGCCTTCATTTATAAAAAACATCTCAACACTTCTAATATTCTCACTTTTGTATTCCAAAGACAATGTATAAGTTGTATTCTTTTCCAATGTACCTCCTACTATACCATAATAGATATAATCTTCTACCGTACCTCTATACTCTTTATAACGCTCTTTCTTACTATCAGTGATTAGGTTACGTCCGCCAACTTTTATATTTTCATTTTTAAGTTCTGAAAGATTTGTAACTTCACCGCCAGCTAAAACAACTTTATCATTACCTTGCCCCCACAATTGTATACCCTTAAATTCACCTATAACTAAATCGTTGAAAGGTTTGTTTCCAAAAACAATATTTCCATTATCTCTAACGTGAATTTTTGTATTATCTTTAACTAACAAATCCCCATTTAAATTAATATCACCATTTACAGAACCACCGCTCAAAGGTAGATAATTCAATTCGGGTTTATCTGCAAGGTCATTATAGGAGATAGCATTCTCATCTATAACTTCACTGCCTGCCATTAGTTTGATCTTCCCATTCTGTACTACGATACCCGTAGGGATGTTACTGACAAAGTGGCTTACGGGGATACTGGTAAGGAGGTTATCACGTTTGTCTCTTAGTTCTAAGGTCTTGCCCGTTCTGTTGTACACCAACTTCGTCCCCTCGTCGTCCAAGAACATTAGGGATATACGCCTTACTACGTTGTTACCTTTCTTGAATTTGAGTTCCGTAGTACTCTCGTCCAATTCAATATCATAATCTTCGAGAGTATCAAGTTGTTGCTTGTAGGCGTTGGTAAAGTCATTAGACGAAAGTCCCTTTCCCTCTACTTTATCTACTTTCCCATCAAACAGCCCCTTATGAGCGTGGGTGTCGGAGAGGTGGTTTTGGAGTTGCTGAGCAGAAGCAGTACCTTCTATTATTCTATCTAAGCCGTCGATAGAGGACATAGGTATTTTCTCGCTTTTGTGCCAGAAACTGTCTATCCACGCCCAAAATTGCTCTTGGTTTGGCTTTTTGAAATTGGAAAACCATTTCTTTAATGTATTTATTGCTGTCATAATTACTTAATTAAAATCCAACATACTCAATGAATTGTACGACTCTATAAGGTGGCATATTGTTGTGATGCTGGTCTCCACCTGTACTTGTTGAAGTACGAGTGTCAATATCATCTATACTGAATTGTGAGTTATGCCCTATTCCTCTATCGGTATCATTTATTTGTGTAGGAAGTCCTCCTATATCATGACTATGCGAAGGTATTTCGGCTATGGTGAGTTTGTGCGAACGTTCGCCGCCACTTTGGTTGAGTGCGTTGAGGCGATAGTCTTGTACATCGTCTTTTGTCTTAACATAATCGGGGTCGAGACCGATAGGCATTTTGCCACGTAGGTTCACGTACTCACGCCAGCCTGCGGGTATTTCATTAGCTGGTTTGCCCCATAGAGCGATGAGCCCAATAGGTACAGCTTGTTTCTGCTTCTTGAGTTTTTCCACTTCATCTTGTAACTCTTCAAGGGCTTTGTTCTCGGCTTTATTTTTACCCAAATCTTGTAGATTAGTAATGCGTTGAAAGTCTTCCCAATTGTAAGTCTTCTCAGGAGTAGAGCGACCAAAAGCGGCTGTACGGATAGTTTCTAAAGGACGAAGGAGGCCGTCATCAAATGTTACCTCGTTGGTTACTTCTTTGATAAATACCGTATCATCTTTTGCACCTCCTTCAAAGGGAAAAAGTTCTCCGTTAATAAAGACAGTGCCAGGGGTGATAGTGTTGCCTATCTCTTCGCAACCTGAGATAATTGCCTTATTGCCTGCCATACTTCCTAAGCTATTGAAGAGGCGGTAGCTGTTCTGCATAAAGGCAAGGAAAGCCACATCAAAAGGGTAGCCTGCGTTGTGTTCTGTGTTTATTGTATTCATAATACTAATTTACTAATCTGCTAATTGGCTAATTTGCCAACGTTTTCCTGCTAACTTGTAAAAGTTCACTAAGGCTTCCAGCTTATATTTATCGTATTCTAAACCATTCGGTAGCACGACTATAAAATCTACTCCACCGTCGATATAGTCGCCTCGTTGATAGAGGAAGACTTTGCCTAAAAACAAAGGCTTATTGGCACTGCGAGGGTATATATAGAGCCGCTCGTTCTGCTTTCCGTCCTCGATACGGATACGCCGCTGCTCGCTGTCGAACTCATCATTGAGTGCCTTGCGCAGGTAGCATACTTGGCTGTTGTGGGCGAGGTTGTATAAGTTGGCTTCTCGTGCTTGCTGAAAGTCGTACAGCAACTTGTGCAGGGGTGTTGCCAGCATTCTTAACCACGCTATGAGCTTGGGCTTGCGCAGAAAGGTAGGAGTTAGCAGCACGAGCAGTTTGTCGATGTTTAGGTTATACATTGCTGACATAAGAGATATCGTTAAAGTTGTCTATCGTAAAGTAGCCTGCGGTGGGTATTTTGCTTATCTCTATCGTTTCAAAAGCTCCGTAGCCTCCACCGCTGGTGATGTTTTTGCTTTGGGCGAGAACTAAATGCGGTATCTTCACTCCTTCAGCTTGTTGGAGCACATCAATAAGGTGTGCTAAGACCAATTCGCCGTTAAATGGCAGGCGTTTTAAGTAGCTTTTTATAGTCTCTTCTACTGGGTGTGTAGCGTGAATGATACTTTGTCTATTACTATCTAATACAAGCGGGTCATATACTATCTTCATTTGCAAGTGCAGCACATCTGGCTGATAATTTACTACCGATAGGCGTACGCCTGCATCTTTTATTTCCTGCAAATATGACTCAAAGGCTTGCTTTTGGGCATCGGTGATAGGTTGCAACTGCTCGCCTTGTTCACCCGCTATCTTCACTATCAAACGCCCTTCGTTTTTGCTTTCTATCACTGCCGAGTACTTCACTATCTTGCTGGCTTCTATCTGTTCCTCCGTGTGCCCTTGGTTATTAAACTTATCGCTGTCGGGCAGAAGGTCGAAGCCGTATTGAAAGGCAAGGGCTTTGCTACGATACCAACGAGCTGTGTGGGGTTTGAGTTCTGCTAAACGCTTGTCTATATCTGCTCTATGCTGGTCGAACAGCTTCTCTAAGCTCCATATTGCTACGGCTATAATATAGACCCACAATCGCCAAATCGCTACTTTGGAGGTGCTATTGAGCTCGTTTAAAGCAGGCTCTTGCGCTTTGGCTTGGAGGATAAGGGTTTGTATTTCTTGTATAGTGCGTGCCATAGGTTAATGGTTGATAATTAGGGGTTGTAAACTCTCAATACGCTGTTTGCCTTTCTTGAAGTACTCTTCGTCTATTTCGGTAGCAATGCCATGCATACCCATATTGTGAACAGCTTCCATACAGCTCATAGAGCCAGCAAAAAAGTCGGCTACTACTATTTCATTACGGGGTTTGTCTTTGGGAATAACTAGTGCTAATAAACGCTCTAATAGGCGAACGGGTTTTTGAGTGGGGTGAATGGTGTTGTAGTGGTCTCGCGCTTGCTTGATGATTGTTTTTTCGATTAAACCGTTAGACATATTACTCATAACATACACACAACGATCTCCATTTTGAAGCCCCTTATTTGCTACTACATTATTTTCTTCATTATGCTTTCTTTCTACAGAATTATACTCATAAATATTTCCCTTGATGATGCTCTTTTCATTCAATCCGTATTGAATAGATTGCATTACATTTACACAACGGTCTAATTGATTACCCCCTTTAGTTATTGATACTCCTCTTTTAAATTCAGCTCCTTTATCAGTTCTAACGGGAGTATCTGTAGGAACTTTATTATTTTCCAAAAACTCTAATACAGCATTAAGAGATTTTGTATTCTTAAAAGTTGTTTTGAGTCTTTTTATATCGGTTACAATACTATCTATATCGTGCCCTTTCATTTCTAAATAAGGTACTTTTACCTTATTGATACCGCCCTCTTTTTTTGTAAGGATAGATATAGTTTCGTGTATGCGAGACATAGGCATTAGCGGACTCGATACATAGCTTTTATCCCAAATCACTTCCTCTTTAAACAGAAAGCCTAAGCCGTCTAATATGGTATTCCAACGATAGAATGATGTACCACGCCCGAACATCACGATAAAGCCTTTTTTAGTAAGGAGGCGTTTGCATTCGGTAAAGAATTTGGGTTCGTCAAAAGGGCGTTCCAGCTTTTGGTTTTTGAGGTACAAGTACGGAGGGTCGATGCAAATTACATCAATACTCTCATCAGGAAGGGTTGCCATTACCTCTAAGTTATCGGCGTTGTATAATTGTATATTATTCATTAGTTTTTTTGATTTGAAATTAGAGATTTGATAAAGATTTATGCGCACTCAATCTCCTTCAAATCGGGTTAAACAAATTAGACGGCTTTTTAGCCATTTGGTAGTGGTTGGTTATTAGGTAGTTGCGTTGTTTTCAGTCGTTTTTCAGTCGTTTTTCAGTCGTTTTTTTGACAGGTTTTAGACATTTGGTTACGAAAATTACTCCAATAATTCGGGGTTGTCGTGAATGTTTCCTATTACTTTTATTTTATATAGTATATCTTTTAAACCTTCTTTTATTAAGGTGTATATCTTATTATCTAATTCAAGATATTTATCATA